GACGTAGGTTATGATACGGCAGTTAAGATAGATACATATTATAGAAGGCATGAGAAGGTAGACCCACCAGCTAAAGGATTTGGCGACAGGCGTAATCCGAGTAAAGGGTATGTGATGTGGAAGCAAATGGGTGGTGATGCAGGTCACAGGTGGAGTAAGTCATTGAAAAAGAGATTAGATTTACTACAGAAAACAGAAAGGCTTAATAACATACTGAAGGCATTGGAGGATATAAATGGCATGGTACGATAGGATAATTGGACGCAAACCGATTAGAAAAATATCGGCGTTAGAAGAAATGATAGCGAATGATACTAATCAGGTGATGAAAGAGGCAAGGACTCCAGTGTATTCTGCTATGGGAACAAATGCGCAATATCAAGAGTCGATATTGCCTCCGATAGACCAGAGGTACTTAGAGCAGCTAGCGGACCGTTACTCGCATTTAAGAACGGTTATTTCGCGTATTGCTTCGCAGTCAGTAGCAAAGGGTTGGGAATATCATGCAGTGGGCGACACTGGTGACAAAGAAGAGAGAAAAATCTTAGAGAGTTTACTTAGAGACCCGACAAGAGGAGATGCAGACATATCAGGTATGGAATTGTTTAAGGCAATGATAAGGCAGTTGGAAATATTTGATGATGTGTGGGTTAGTATTGTTTATGACAGGGTACAAGGTGGCGAGATGAAGGTAGTCAAGCAGCTTTGGGTAGAGGATGCAAAGCACATGAGATTTCATGTAGATGAGTATGGCAGGTTTAAGGATGACGTTTATTTTGATGTAATAACTAGAGAGTTTGTAGACAAGGATGATAAAACAGAAGGTGGCTTTGCTCCAGCAAAGATGGCCTATTTCTATGACCAAGGCGGTGATAGTGCTAAAATTCCGTTTGCAAGAGATGAAGTTATACATTTCAACAAGTACAGTGCGACAGCCAGACTATATGGACAGTCGCCGATTATGGGTCTTTCTAAGAAAATAGAAACTGCGCTCGCCATTGAGAACTTCCAAAATAAAATCTATAAACTAGAGAGACCACCTAAAGGTTTTCTTGATATTCCCGGTCATGATGAAGAAAGTCTTAACAGACTTGGAGAATACATTGCAGAAGAGACAAGGCGTAATCCAAACTTTGTTCCTATCATAAGTAGTAGGGGTGAGGGTACAGGAACAGGACAAGCTAAGTTTGTGCCTGTTATGCCTAACATGGATGAGTTGATGGCACTGCCATATATGGAGCGCATTAACAACGACATAAACGCAGCGTATGGCGTTATGCCAATCATAACAGGAAGTACGGCAGGCGTAGGTGGATTGAATGCAGAAGGAGAACAAGTTAGTATATTTGACAGGACTATATTAGAAACACAGAAATGTATTGAGATGGGATTCTTTAAGCCATTGTTAAAAATTATGGGTATAGAAACTTGGAAAATAAAGTTTGCAGATATAAATGTAAAGAACGAGCAACAAGCATTGGCAAATATGTTACAGAAAGCAAATATTATTACAGTACTTAACAAGGTAGGAATAGAAGCAACTCTTGACAAAGACGGTAATCTTAAGTTACCAGACAATCCTACAGTAGTAGTACCAGAGGGCAAACCAGAGGTAGGAGCAGTAAAACCATGAGTGCGTGTAAGAAGTGTAGAGCAGGTCCAATGTCAGTTCATATTCTAAGTAGTGGATTGTGTCAGGCTTGTCAATCAGAGTTAGAATGGAAACGAGGTCCATATATTGCGCAGCAGCAAAAGCAAGCAAGGGCACGTATGGCATATTTAAAAAAGGCAGAAAAGTATGTTGCTAAGAAGTGGAAAGACAAGTACGGCGACGATTCTGCTGAGAATGTACGCGAGTACAAATGAAGCTTTCTATAAGTGGCGGCAAGAATTTTGTACGTTCAATTAATTTGTACAAAAAACAAAGTAACTGGCGACAAATAATGCGAGAAGGTATGGAAGAAATTGCAGAAGATAATAGAGATGATGCAGAGTTTAACGTTTATCAAAATTACGATAGAGTAAAAGGTTCTGTTGGCGATAGCATAAAAGCTATAGTTTACAGGCGCGGCAACTATGCATACTTAGGATTAAAATCTAATCATCCTGCAATAAATTTTATTGAGTATGGAGGGTATATGAAAAAACTACCAGCATATAATAATAAAAAGTCACCAAGTAATTTAGGAGCTTATGCAAAGAATTATGGTTTTAAAGATACAGCTAAATTAGCAGGAGCGATAAAAGATAATCAACCTTTTGAGTTTGGTACGTTTGCAATGACAAATGCACTTACTGACCCATACAATAGAGAACAATTAGAATCAGCAGTTCGCAGGGCTGCATTACGAGCAATAAGTTAGTTTCCGGAAAGTTCGTTTTATTTATATACACATATCAAA